CAATGGATCTTTATATAATCTCCAACGATTGTTCACAGTTCCGACATACTGGATGCCAAGGGAGCTAGTGAATGTTTCGCTAGGAGCAGGAGCGAAACCAGCGGTTGCGGTTTCGAAGATCGAAGCAACTTCGGGAGATGTAACGATGAAGTTAGCACCACCACGAAGGGTCTTACGATGAATAACGGAGGAAATTTCAACGATCTTCACATAGAGAGATTCGTATTTTTCCTTGATGGTATCACCTAAGGAGGTGTTGAAGTCCCAAGCGGTTACAGTACCAGCATTTTGACGGAGGTCGGTGAGGACTTCACGATCAATTTCAAGATTGATTTCTTGAGCAAGAACTGCGGTCAATTCGGCTTCAGCGTCCAAGTTGTGTTGCGAACGAAGATCTTGTTGAGCTTCATAAGACCATACAGCCTTCAACTTACGGGTCTTGGCGGTAATATCTTCAGATTCAACAACGAGGTTGATTTCTGGAAGGTCTTGATTACATTCAAGATTAGATTCGTAGCTCATCACTACGCTATTAGCACTAGGATCACCATCCCAAGTCAATGTTAATGCACCACTGGTCAAATCAATTGAGCCACCAGTTACAGCGGGTGAAGGTGAGCCAATTTCAGTTTTATTGAATGCACCACCAGCACTAAAATTGAATGTATATACTGCTGTAGCACCATCATAGATAGTACCAGTGATAGTACCAGCCAAAATTGGTCCTCGTTCAAGTGTGAAGTTGGAAGTGGTATCGCCACCTGCATCTACTAGTCTCTCGTTCTGAACGAACTGGTGAGAATAGAAGATATCAAGGTTTGCAGTACCATCAGCCTTCTGCATCAATGAATTTGCGTCATCGCCGGGGAAGCCGCCATTATTATCTGCACCACGGGTAGCACCCTTATTGGATGAATAGCGGAAGCGGAGATAATAAACAAGACCAGTAGGTCCAAGCAAAGGCTGGACGGATACGATCTTATTAGCGATCAACTGTGGGTAAATCCTACGAACCAATGGTATGGAGATTCGTTTGAATTGTGCGATGTCAGCGGTGTCGGTAGACACTTCGTTGATAAGGCGTTGGTTTTCGAGAAGAACTGCTGTGGCTGCACGAGTATTACGGTCTTCGATTCCATTGAGGAGACCAGTTTTAGCCCAGCGTCCTTCTAACTCTTTAGCTTCATTTAAAAATCTAGCATTAGCGTTCATATTAAAATTTCCTTTTGTTAGAATTTAGCTTTTACTTTGGTTTTTTCACACCTGAAAGAACCAAGATTTGGTCTATTTCACTGCTGTTGTTGTTGTCATAATTTTCCGCAATTACGACTTCTTGATCAACAACCTTATTACCTCTCCCCGTTACATTCTGTGCTTTTTCAACCCTTGCATTCTGTTCTGTAATTACTTCAGACTTTTTTCGACTTTCAACCGCCCTTGTTTGCTCTGTAATTAAATTTTTAGCATAGCGTACATTTTCATTAAGTTTGGTGTTTTCGGTAGAAAGCCTGATATTACGGGCTTCCATAATTCGAAGTTGACCTTTAAGTTCATCGGCTTGTTTGACTGCTTCTTCAACTTTTGCTGAAGAGACATTGTTCACTTCATCATCGGAAAGATAATTGCTGGTGAGGTCAACAATCTTATCGAGAACGACCTTATGTTCAGCCAAGCGAGGATCGGTTACGATGTCCTTGCGAGCTTGTTCATAGATTTCTTGACCCTTCACTTGAAGGAATTGATCTACCTTATCAACAATGTATTCCTTCATTTCATGAAGTTTCTTGTCGTATTCTTCGTACAGTTCTACTTCAAGAGAATTGTTTTTAGCTCTTTCAGATTTAAGCATCTGATAAGCTTCTTCATATCCTTCTTCCATAGCTTGCTTGTACTCTTCGCCTTGAATATCAAGACGATTGCGAAGATCAGCAATGATAGAATAAGCTTCTTCATAACCTTTTTCCGCAGTATTTTCTGATTTGTTTAGTTCGCCAGAGAGATCTGAATATGCTTCTTCAAGCTTTTCATTATACTCTTTTTCGAGACTTACTTTAGCCTGATCTAGCATCTCGCTGATAGCAGAAGATACTTCCTTTACATCGGACTCAGGCAACAATTTCTTGATCGCTTCCATTATCTTTTCCATTAGCCTAACCTCACTTTGCTAGTGTTTCGTTTTAAGAAATAATCAAACAATTTTTGATTTAATACTTTTTGTTTGATCCTCGATTATTCCACCCAAGCAAGCAATTAACGCTTCTTTGCTAACTCTATGTATGCCGCTACTTTCATTTTTAGCAGGTATTTCCATAGAATTATTTATTGGAGCGTAATTTTCTCGCTTGTTATTTACTACCTTCTCCTGAAAGGCAGCGTGTGTGCTTGGATCTGCAACCGCATCAAAAGTTAAGAGTTTATAGCTCTCGCCAATGACAAGGATGCCGTTCTCGTCCACTTTGCCGTTGCCTACGCCACGGCTACTAATTCCGACTCGTACACCATCATTGATAAGTGCTTTGAGGATTCTTCCATGTGGAGTATTAAGAATCTCTCCCTCACCCATGAGGTTATTGCCTTCCCACCATAACTTTGTAATGACATGAGATGCCTTTTCAAAGTGAATGATAGAATCAGTGGGATGGTCAAGTTCGCCAACCAACCCACGAGATTCAATTACTGGCAAAAGTTTCTTTACATTTTCATCGAGGACTCCGTGTGGATACATCCTCTTATTTTTGTTAACAGCTTCGGCTTCTTGGAATTTTCCTCTAAACTTAGTGAGTCCTTTATCAGTGGATTCATTAAGACTTAGAAAGAGTCCTCCATTATTGCAGGAGTCAACAAGTAGCATTTTGTTGTCGCTCATTCATCTCCTTTTATTCAACTGGTTGGGATATTTCAGCCTTTGGATGCATTGGATTATTGAGGTTTGGCCAAGTATCATTCGACTGGAATGTGCCAATTTCATCATTATCCTTATCAGCGCCCTTTTCGCCCTTTAGGGTGAAAGTGAAGGGATCAGGAATGTAAGGGTTACTTAAGGATGGCCAAGTATGGTCACCACCGTCATTACCCAAAGCATTATGAGCCATTTCTTCATCTCCGCCCAAATCCTTTCCATCACTTACAGGTGCATGGTTAACACCATATTCATCCCTTCCATTAAATTTGGAGGGAACTGCGTCAGTTTGTTTTGCAGACCAAGTATTCATGGGGTGGTCTCCACTTACTGAAGTGTGAACTCCTTGATCTTTCCATTCGCCAGAGTTATCAATATTGGCTTCAACTAAATCATTGATATAATCAGCGATTTCTTCAGCCATTTCTAATGATGGAGATTGAGTTTTGCTTAATACAGCTTCAACATCATACATGAAACTTGCGGTTTCAATCTTAGTTGCTTCGTCACCGATTTCGCTTGCTGTTTTGTGCATTTCATGAAGAGCTTTATAAAGATCTGAGAAAACTCTCATATCGATACTTTCGCTTTCATCAAGTTTTGAAAATAACTTAGTGGCTACACTTTGGAATTCCACATAAGCATCTTTGCATTCTTTGCATTCTGCGGTGATATCAGTTCTAACACCAGCAGCGGAGCCAATTTTCTTTACACGATCTGTATATGCACTGTGTGCGGTTCTAAGAATTGCTTCAGCAATAAATTTGCAAGTATCATCATCATAATTTGTGATATTTGCTATTTCGAAAGCTTCAGCGATATTGTTAGTCAATTCTTCTTGAGTTAAATAAAGAACTCCGGGGAATTTGCTAACCATGTTTTCTAGAGCTTCTTCAAGGGAAGAATTATCAGATGTGTTGTTATATCGCTTTAATTCAGCGATAGCCTTTACAAATGTTTGATTCTCATTAAGTTTCTTGGCACTACCACGAAGAATTTTTAGATCTGTATCGATTGTTTTCCATTGGAAGGAAAGGATTTTACCTTCATTCCTTTTTTGTGTATTTGGAATAGCTACGGCAACAATATTTCCTTTATCGTCAGGTTGAATTATAGATTCGGTCAACATATGACCATAATTTTTGTATTCAACATAACCAGATACATTATTGGCTAAATTAGCCCATTCTTTCATATTTTTCACTGCACGAACATAAGTTCTCCAGCGAGGATTTTTGGATTGTCCAAGTTTCCTTGCGGCTGTAGCTCGCTTACGACCCAATTCTTTCTTTTTGCTCTTCGAAATTTTTCTCTGACTTAGCTTCCTCATACGAACACGCTTTGCTACTAAGCTGCGTGGTTGTCTCTTGTGGAATAGCTTGCTGCGTTTGCCAGTAGGTTTGGAAACCGATACTTTAAATGCAACTGCTTCGCTAATTTGTTTGCGAACATTTGGTAGCGAGAAGTATTCGTCAAATTTATTGTCAGCGATTTCATCCTTGCTTTCGATAATTGCATCAACCATTTCGGAAATGGTTTGTCTTGCACCTTTCTTAGCGGATTCTTCATCGATAACAAGTTCTTGAATATTTTCAAAAATAACTTGATCATCTTCTAGCTTGTAAATTGCATTGATGAAGTTATCATCAGCGGTTTTGTAGGTAACAGCGTTTTCGGTGAAAGAAAACAACTCAACATCAATGCCGAGAGTTTTACCTAAAATGTCTTCAGCAAGAATAAGTTCTTCTTCAATACGGGTTAAAGAATTTTCTTGCAAATTTTTGAATGCTTCAAAGCTTATAAGTTTTCTTTTCATGTCTCATCAACTCCTGTGCCTGTAAGTTATGATTTATGTAGCACGATTTTCAATGCTGTCATTATGCTATATATTACTCACGCCATAATATTTTAAATCCAATTTTAAAAAATAGATTAACACTATAAAAATCAGATCAACAATATAAAAATAGCATCTATCAACTATATAAGTATGCTTTTGGGATTAAAATTGAGGTAAAAAATGAAAACATTTCAACAATATATCGAAGATGTCGCAATGGATCTTGGTCGTGAAATCGCTGGAAGAGGTCTAAGTGCATCAAAAGGACCAGTACTAGCTCATCTTCTTCGTGCTGTTCGTATTGCAATTGCTTCCGACCCAACTTTTGCTAGAAGACTACTGACTTTGTTGCAAAGCGAAGGTTCAGAGGTTCAAGCCGAACTAGACAAATCAAATATGGATGATCTTAATGATTCTGCATTTTTGTCTGGTTTGAGAACGGCTGCAAAATCTGGTTTGAAAACTCCTAAAGATGAACCAGATGTAGTTGCTCCAAACGCTTCTGACATGGCATAATTATTTCTGGAACCAGTATTGATGTGCTTTTTTAAGACTGTCTTCAGTCAATTCAAATCCTGCATTATCAAAAACAATTGAATCTATAGAGCAGAGTGGACACAAAGCTGTCTGCCCTGCATCTGTATATTCTTTTACATCAGTTGCTTTGAAAATTTTAGTGCAATGATAGCATCCAGCATTCACTGCTACATTTTGTAGATTTTTATTTTTAAAGGCAAAGTGTGCTAACTGTTTAATTGTTATCATATTAACTCATTGTGCTATCATCACGATCTTCATGATCTTGTTCTATTCCATAATTTATAATTTCAAGATTGTACTTTTTCAAATCATTTTCTTCAGCATCTGGAATTTCATCTGTTGCTGGTGCTTCACCTTCTGGTGGTGGAGTTTCACCTTCTGGCGGTGGTGGTGTTTCGCCTTCTGCTGGCGGTGCTTCGCCTTCTGCTGGCGGTGGAGCTTCTGCACCAAGATCTGGAGTTGGACCACCAGCTTCAGACCCTATTTCTTTTCCTGCTTCTTCTGGAGTAGGAACACCCACGCCTAGCAATTGAGGATTTTGAGACATAATCTGAATTTTTAGATCTTCTAATTTTTGCAATTTAAGTCTGCTCAACATCATAGATGTATCTTCTTCTGAATACATTAAAATTCTTGTATAGATATCATAATCTGACATTAACAAACCGCTTTTCAAAGATCCAGCATTTGTAAGTCTTGCTGTCTTTACTTCGGCTCTTGATAATTCTCTCCAGTCTGATGGTGCGGTCATACGAACTTTTAGATCTTTAAACATTTCTTGTGGGAATCCACGAAGCTCAAGATGTCTTTCACATATATCTAAAATTCCATCTTCGAAGTTTGATTGAAGTCTTTCTATCATTCTTGCAAATTTAACATCTTGTGCTGATAATGTAATTCTAGTTGCATTGACATCTTCGCTTGAAAAATAATTTTTAGGGAAGTTCAATGAAACAAATAATTTATTTCTAAAATAAACAGCATCATCGATTTCTCCAAGGTTTTGTGCGCCCGGAAGAGTTTCAATTCTACTATTTGCATTTGGACGAACTGGAACCCAATAGTCTTCATCTTGTGCTGGAGGTTGCCATCTTTCTTCTACAAGGTTTGCACCTGTTGTTGCACGATTGCCAGCAGTTTTTCTTTTACGAAATTGATCTTTTAATCTTTCCATAAAAGCTTCTGCTTTAAATGGCGGAAGTTGACC